TTGCTTCACGGTATTTGTCAAGACGAGGGACGACCCGTCGGAGAACCCGTTTAATGAAGCCATCGGGCTTGACTCAGATGAAATCCCGCACAATGACAGCGAGTATGAGCTTGGAGCGGGGAACATCAACTACATGTATCCCGACGAAGACATAACATTCGCAGACCCGAAACGGCCAGCAAGCGGTTTCTCCGACTTTGAGAGAGCAATATGCGAGCAGGTAGGCGCGGCACTTGAAATTCCATGCGACATGCTTTTAAAGGCCTTTAACGCGTCTTACAGCGCATCAAGGGCGGCAATGCTCGAAGCGTGGAAAGCATTCCGCATGAGGCGGACGTGGTTTATATCCGACTTCTGCCAGCCAGCCTACGAGTTGTGGTTTGCAGAAGCAGTGGCGACCGGGCGCATACAGGCACCCGGTTATTTCAGCGACCCGACCATCCAGAAGGCCTATACAAGAGCCGAGTGGATAGGGCCGACTGCCGGACAGCTTGACCCGACGAAGGAAGTCAACGCTGAACTGCTGAGCATCAGCGCAGGGCTGACGACACACGAGGACGCCGCGATGCGTCTGAACGGGTCTAACTGGGATGCAAACATGGACCAATTGATGCACGAGGAAGATCGCATTAACGCGCTTCCGCGAAGTGAAAGTGGTGAGACCAATCAGCAAGAAAACTGACAACATTAAGTTTTGGAATATTGCAAGCGACGGAGAGAAAGCAACGATTGAGCTTTTCGGCGAGGTTGTGTCTGAAACTCCGTGGTACGCGAGCGAGGACAGCCAGTTTGTCACTCCGAAAGCGTTTCAGGACGACTTGAACGCAATCAAGGGCGCTAAGGACATCACAATCAAGTTTGATTCCGTCGGAGGCGACTTATACACCGGCATTGGCATCTACAACGCTCTGAAAGGGCTTGATGCCAACAAGGTAGGCATTGTCTACGGCATTGCCGCAAGTGCCATTACAGCGCCGCTCATGGCATGTGATGTTATACGCGTACATGAGTCCAGCGAGATTATGATTCACTCCGTCAGCGCAGTTCTGAGCGAGGCTAGCGGATACACAAGCGAGGATCTCGACAAGCTCAAAAAAAGTGTTGACGCATCTGACAAGGCACTGGCGACCATCTACAGCAACCGCACGGGCAAAACCGTAAAAGAGTGTCTTGCACTGATGAAGTCCGAGACGTGGATGGTCGGCGAGGAAGCGGTTGAGCTTGGATTTGCCGATGAAGTTGTCCCGGACGAGGAAGAGAAGAAGCCAGAGCAGGAGAACAAAATCCATGCCGTGGCCATGGTGGCTGGCCTGAAACGAGACCTATACAAAGCACCGATTCAACCAGGCAATAAGCCTGTTGAAAATATTGCCGCCGAATCGGCGGAGAAGGAGGCTGAGAAGCCTATGACACTCAAAGACTTTCAGGAAAAATACCCTGAGCTTGTCAAAGAGGTTGAAGCGAAAGCGGCCGAAAAGGCGGTAAAAGAGGCACAGGCAGAGATTGCGAAAAAGGCAGTCGCTGAGGAGCGTGCACGGCTTCAGGCAATTGAGGAGATCGCTAACGAGTGTTCCCCAGAGCTTGTCAATGAAGCAAAGTACGGCGATAAGCCGATGACTGCCGAGCAGTTAGCTTTCAAGGCTCTCAAAGAGAACAAAGAAAAGGGCATGAAATACATGTCCGACCGTGCGGAGGAGCTTAAAGCCACCGCAAAAGTTGAGTCTGCGCCGAGTGAGGAGAAGTCCGCACAGGACAAACAGGCCGAGGAAAATGCCCGGCTTTCCACTCTCTACGCAAAGATGAAAGGAGGCCGTAAATAATGGCATCTTTTGAAAATCTTGGCACCGCTGGTGCATATGACAATCTTATCGCTGACACGAAAGTAGTCACCGCACTGACCGAAGTTGTCACTGCCGCATCTGACATGACCCGTGGCACGCTTGCCACTGTCGCAGGCGGCAAGGCCACCAAGGCCACCGCAGAGGCCGGAGACAATTATGTCGTAATCACTGACGATGTAAAGGCCAACGGCAAAGTCACCGCTTACAAGTCCGGCAACTTTATCCGCCAGACGGTAGAAGCCGCAACCGGCATTGAGCTGACCGAGGCTGTCGAAGAAGCGGCAAGAAAAGACAATATTTCTTTCGTAGACGCAAACTAAGGAGGTTCCCTGAACAACATGAACATTTTCTCTACTGAAAATTTGATTGCGGCGATTCAGGACACGACTCCTGCATCGTCTTTCCTGAAAGACACTTACTTCCCGACCAACGCGAGCACCGATGTTTTCACCACAGATGACGTCCTTGTCGAGTACAAAGACGGCGACAAAAAACTTGCTCCGTTCGTCGCACCGAGACAGAAGAATGTTCCGGTAATGCGTGACGGCTTCACCGCCGCTCGCTACACCCCGGCATTCGTCGCGCCGTCCCGTTCTCTTACAATTGACGACCTCAAGGTCAAGGGCTTCGGCGAGGCGCTTTATTCTGACCTTGCTCCGGCAGACCGTCAGGCGATGATTCTCAGAGACGACCTTCAGGACCTCTCTGACCGTATCACCCGCCGCGAGGAGGCAATGGCCGCAGAGGTCATGACCACTAACGCATGCGTGGTCAAGTCCATGGCTGACGATGCTTCCGCCACTGTGGATGACCAGATTTTCTTCTACAACACCGAAAAGGGCAACGACTCTGCTTTCTCTGTCACTAACAAGTGGAACACCGAAAAGGCTGACATCCTGGGCGATCTTGCTCAGATGGTTCAGAAGCTCACCCGTAAGGGACTTCCGGCCAAAGACCTTGTTTGCTCCCCCGATGTTGCAGACGCGATCATGAACAATGAAAAAGTACAGGCTCTTCTTGACAATCGCCGTATTGTTATCGGCGGCGTCGAGCCCAGAGAGCTTGGAAACGGAGCCGCAGTAATCGCAACCATCAACGTTCGCGGCCGCATGATTGACGTGATCACCTACGACGAGACCTACACCGATGACAATGGTAACGATGTTCAGTACATTCCGGCTGGCACTTGCGTTCTTACTGCACCGGCTAATGGCTCTTTCGCACCCGGCAAAGCGCTCTACGGCGCTGTCACTCAGGTTGAGCAGGCCACAGGTGAGTTCGTCACCTATCCGGGCACCAGAGTTCCGAAGTACCTGGCCGACGCTGTCAGCGACACTCGCGCACTTATCGTGTCGAGCCGTCCGCTCCTGATCCCGTTCCACAAGAACGCGTTCGTATCTGCAAAGGTACTCTAAGGAGGTCTAGGCATTGGTACAGATCACTGGCAATTTTATTTACTTTGACGGCAAGTTCACGCGGACGATCACCTATAAAGACGGTCCGCAGGAGTTTGACCCGGCACTGGAAGCACGCCTAGTTGACGAGGGCACTGCAAAATACGTTGACCGCCCTTCCGTGCCAGTGCCGGACGAGCCAGAACAGACCGCTGATGACCTTTCCACTAAGACGATGAAAGAGCTGAAAGAAATTGCAGAATCCGCAGGGGTGGAGAATGTAAGCTCTTTCCGAAAGAAATCTGACTTAGTAGAAGCAATCAAGGCGGAGGAAGAGCCGCCGACATTCGAGGACTGAAAATATGGCTTACTCTGATTTCCAGCGGATGGTCAAGAGTGACCTTCAGGACACTTTTTTAAATCTTGATGAGTTTGCAGAGCGGCATAATGTCGGGACAAAGCGTATAACATGCGTAATTGACTCAGACACACTGATTCAGCGGCAGGATAACACGCTGAATCAAGATATTGCAGACTCCGACTTACTTCTTTTCGCCAAGGTGTCTGACTTGCCAAAGAGACAACCGGCAGGGCAGACCATCAACGTAGACGGAAAGCAGTACATTATCACGGACTGGAAAGAGGACATGGGGCTAGCCGAGCTAACCCTCGCTTCCAATCTTTCCATGTGAGGCAGGTGAGCGAAAATAGCTGAAATCAAGACAATCGTTGATGCACTGTACGATGTTCGAGCGTGGTTTGCTGACGAGGTGTGCGCCAAGTGTGAGTTTAAACTCCCATCGAACGAGTTTATGGACGAGGATTATCCATACGAACTTGTACACCCTAAGGCATTTGCTATGGTCGCTCCAACTGCTGACATGCTGGAAGATGGGGAGCAACCTTATCCGTCTGTTACCATTCGTCTGAGCTCAGGTAAGAATTTAAGCAATGACGACTTGGCACATGGCACGCGCACGCTTGCAATGACGGCGCTGTTTGCGACATGGAACCCAGGCCAACACGGTCAGGACGTTCTAATTCCAAGCGGAGACGGCACATACAAGCACCGGAATGCTTCCTATTTTCAGGAGAATGCGGACGGGTGGCGCGACGCGTGGAATTTTGTTGACACTGCTTTAAACCGTATTGAGTCCGTTGACTATATCGGCGGTCTCTTGGTAGACCAGAAAAAAGGGGTAGACTTCTCAGCTGTTGAAGAAGCCTATCCCTTTTGGTTTGCCCAAATTTCATTCACCCTAGTGACTCCAATCGTGACGAGCCACCTTGAATTAGAAGATTTCCTATAAGGAGGGAAATACATGTCTTATCGCTATGGCACTTATGGCACCTTCGGAAAATCCATTGGTGCAAGTGCTGTGCAGTCTGACACGACAGCGGTCTACTTTGGCACTGCTCCTGTCAACCTTGTAAAAGGCTGGAAAGGCAAGAACATTGTCAACTATCCTGTAAAAATCAACAACCTCTTACAGGCACAGGAGAAGATCGGCTACGCGTCTGACTACGAGAGCTACACCCTCATGGAGGCTGTAGACGTTCACTTTAACAACCCTCTCGGCAATGTCGGCCCTATTTACGTCATCAACGTACTTGACCCGGCAAAGCACAAAAAAGACGAAAAAGGTACGCAGAAGCTCAATTTCAACAACAACACGGCTTCCTTTAAGTCAACTGCCGCTGTTCTTGACACAGTTGCAATCGAAGGCAAGACTCTCGGCAAGGACTTTGATGTAGATTACGACTATTCCACTGCGACCGTTACCATCTCCGGCCTTGGAGAGACGAAACTTGACGGTGAGATCGACGTCACCTATGACGAGATTGACGCAACTAAAGTCACCAAAGAGGACATCATTGGCGGAGTGTCTACGGACGGCAAACGCACCGGCATAGCCGCGCTTGAACTTGTTTACAATGACAACTTTGAGGTCCCGAATCTCCTCGTTGC